CGAGACGCTGCTGGCCTACCTGAACGATCTGGACACGCAGTTCCACAAACGGCTGAAGCGGTTCTACAACACGCTGCAGATGTACGCCTACGCCCGGGGCGAGCTGCGGGCGCTGCGGTACATCGGTCCGTTCATCTCTGACGAGGAAGAAGAACGCGAGCGCCTGGAGGCAAAGGCCAAAAAGGAGCTGAAACGTGGTAAGGGTTCGAGTTGAACTTCATGAGGGGCTGGTCTGCGCAGTGGAGGTTGACGGTCACACCGATCCAGCCGCCTGTGCCGCCCTGTCTGCTCTTGTTCGCACCTACGCAGCCGTCATCGACCGCTTCGAGGCCGTGGAGATTATCGGAGAGGCCCCGGAGCCCGGAAAGCTCAGCCTCCAGGTCATCCACAGCAACGGCGAGGAGTTCATCCGGGGAGCCTCGGCGTTCATCCTGAAGGGGATCCAGGACGTGGCCGCTGAGACGGCGGACGTCACCCTGTACGTCAACGACAGGAGGATCCAGTGAAGGACCCGGAGTTCTACGTCAACGGGATCAACCGCGACATCTTCTCCTCCGCCCGCAACATGCGCAACTTCAACGCCCGCTACCTGGAGCAGCTCACCTCCACGCCGGAGGTCATGGAGTTCGCCATGCGCTCGAACCTGAACGCGATGAGCATCCCGGAGATCAAGAACCAGATCCAGCAGATCATCGGGCCGCGGGTGAACCAGTACGGCCGGATGCCGATCCTGTGCCGGGACGGGAAGACGCGGTTCTACGATCCGGAGTCCTGGAGCGAGACCCAGGCGCGCACCCAGAGCCGGGCGCTCCAGGAGGAGGGCCTACACCACGAGATGGCCGGGGCCGGGTTCGACCTGGTGATCGTATCGATCGGCGGATCCGGGGACATGTGCCGCACCTGGGAGGGGAGGATCCTCTCCATCGACGGCCAGACGCCCGGCTACCAGACCATCGCCGAGGCCCGGTCGATCCACCTGTTCCATCCCCGCTGCGTACATACCACCAGTCCGTTCATCATCGCCGGAGGCGAGGAGCAGGAGGTCTGGGGCCGTGACCGGATCACGCCGGAGACCCGGGCCCAGTTGAAGGCGCAGGGCAACATGATCGTGATCCCCCGGGGCCAGATCGCCCGGATCGCGGCGCGCGGGATGAAGAAGGTGAAGCCAGAGACCACCACCCAGCTCCCGGAGAAGGGGCAGTCCCCGTACGTCATGACCGACAAGTTCAAGAGTACCAGCCGCGGGGCAAACGACGCCTACCTGGACCTGCTGGACAACCCGGATGTGCCGAAGGACATCCAGGGGGCCGTCCTGGCGATGCCGACGGTAGACAAGGTCGGCCGGGTCTCCGGGACCTGCTACTACATGCAGCCCGGGACGCATCCGAAGGCCGGGGGCCTGTACTTTGACAGACGGCGAAATTGGGATACACTGAAAAAGGATAGCACGATGCTCCATGAGCTGGGGCACAAGTTTGATTTCGAGACGCTGCGCGCGAACCCGAAATGGGGCACCCAGTTCCAGCGGGACATCACTGCGGCGATACAGCGGGACCATGTCCGATACGAGAAGCAGTTGAAAGCCCTACATCCGGGTGTGCCGTCTGGATCCGCGCAGGCGGGGAACATCCGGTGGGAGGCGATCAGGGCGAAGAACAAGGAGCTGATGGAGCTGTACCGGAAGGATCCGTTCGGCATGTACGTCGCGGACACCTTCGAGGCCGTCTCCGCTGGGGATGTTGGGATGGGGCACGGCCGCCGCTACTTCCAGGACACCTCCCACCGTGTCTCGGAGACGGTGGCGAACCTGTTCACCCTGCATGCGCGCAAGAAGACGAAGATGCTGAAGATGATCAAGGACCAGTGGCCAGACACCTATGACACATTTTTCCAGTATCTGGGGAAGGTGCAATAATGACGAGGAAGCAGTTGATGGATCTGGTTGACGCCTACATGGAAAAGTTCAGGGAGAGCCCGCCGATCTTCAACCTGGAGATGGAGGTCGCCGCTGAGGGGATCCAGCGGGCGCTGGACTCGGGGAAGAAGATGAAGCCGCCGCGGCTGCCGAAGGGAGCGTTGATCTGATGCCGAGCAAGCTGGTGCTGATCAGTTTCGGTGCGCCGCGGAGCGGGACCACCCTGATGGAGCGGATGTTCAGCCGGTGTACAGAGGACATCTGCTATGCAAAGCTCGCCGAGGGCTGCGCCCTGCACCCGATGCAGAGTGACCACGGCCTGGTGGACCTGTCGCTGCTGTACCGCCACATGCCGATCATTTTCGTGCGCACGGTCCGCCATCCGGTGGACATCATGGCGAGCTGGCCGTTCCTGGACCGCGAGATCCTGCGGCCGGGGAAGTTCGACCAGGCGCTGGCCTGGCTGAGGGCCGAGAGCGAGAACTACTGGACGCAGGACCACCGGATCGTCCAGGAGCGGGCGAAGCGGAAAAGCAAGGGCTACAACCCGGTGCACAACCTGAGCGTCTACTTCGACCTGTTCGGGGACCCGACCGCCTGCAGCCAGTTCTTTGCCTACCTGACGCAGATCGTCCCCCGGGCCGAGGAGAATGTCCGGGCCTGGCAGACCTACCTGGCGGAGACCTGGGACAAGAAGCCGGTCCGCCCGGGCCGCAGAAACGAGGGCAAGCCGGAGGATCCTGTGCTGAGCGAGGAGCAGGTGGACCGGATCCTGGCCGCGCTCGGCGATGTGATCAGCCGAGAGAGGATTGCCAAAGTCAGCCCATATCTGGAAAAATGGAGGATAGAGTGAAGCTGGGAGAGCAAGCGAAACGCAGGTCAAGGCCGCCCAAATCCGGGGGCCGGATGAAGTCGCTGAAGGCGCTGGACCGCACGGTCAGCTCGAACAAGCAGCGCTGGATCAACGGCGAGCGGGACGGCTTCAGACTAAAAGGACGCAAGGTCAGCCGCCGAACATTCTCCAGGCACGTCAAGGTCCCAGACGCCTGGAAGACCGCGGCTCGATCGAAGGGGCACGTGAATGGCGGGAAAAAGAAAACGCCGTAAAGTAAAACGGCCGAAGACCGTAGAGCGACAAATCAAACGGCTGAAGGGCAAACGTGGGATTAATCCCTGGGCCCTGGCTCAGTGGCAGAAGAAGAAAGGCCACCGGATCGGCCGGAAGAAGAAGGTGACAAGCTGATGGCAAAAAAGAAGTGTAAAAAGAAGAAGAAAAAGCGGAGGCGCTGATGCCAGTCAAAACTGGGAAGGACTCGAAAGGCTGCTTCGCCCAGTGGGGCGGGAGCGGCAAGAGATACCACTACAGGTGCGGCGATGTGCGGGCCCGGGAGCGGGCCAAAAAGAAGGCCGCCAAACAGGGCCAGGCCGTCAGGGCCTCGGGCTGGAAGGGGAAGTGAATGGCGATTGAAACTGGCAAGGATACCCGAGGCTGTTTCGCCCGCTGGGGCAAACGAGGAGAAAAGCACCGCTACCCGTGCGGGAACCCGGCGGCGCGGAGGGCGGCGCAACAGCTGGCGCTGCGGGATGCGGAGAAGCGTCCGACGAAAAAGGAACGGCCGGAGTGAGTTACAAGCTGTTCATCGGGCGGTGGATGCCGCTGCACGAGGGCCACGTCTACATCATGCGGTCGTTCCTCAACAACGGGCACAAGGTCTGCGTGGCGATCCGGGACACGCCGGTGAGCGTGAAGAACCCATTCAGCATGGAGCTGCGGCGGGCCCTGATCGAGGAGGAGTTCAGCGAGGAAATTGGATCCGGGTCGCTACGAATTATTGACCTGCCGGACATCGACCAGGTCGTCGTGGGCCGCGGCGTCGGGTACGCCCTGGTGGAGGCACCGGAGGAGATCCAGCGGATCAGCGGCACCGAGATCCGCGAGAACGCCCTGGTGAAGTTCAACGGCGGCCGGGGCCGGATCATCTGGATGACCGGGCTGCCCTGTGCGGGCAAGACGACCCTGCTGCGCGGGGCCGCCGAGCGCCTGCGCCGGGACGGGGTCACGGTGGAGACCCTGGACGGGGACGAGTTCCGCCACGTGTACATGAAGGACCGGGTGGGGTTCGGCAAGACCGACCGCGGCAAGAACATCCACAACGCCGCGGAGGTGGCCACGAAGCTGGCGACGATGGGCATCGTGGTCCTGTGCGCGTTCGTCTCACCGTACCGGCAGTTTCGCGGATCCGCCCGGTTCACCGCGGGCCAGGAGCGGGTCCCGTTCTACGAGGTCTACGTCAGGGCCGAGGCGGCGACCTGTGCCAAGCGTGACGTCAAGGGGATGTGGGCGAAGGCCAAGGCCGGGGAGATCAAGCATTTCACCGGCTACGACGACCCGTATGAGGTGCCGGTGAACCCGGACTGGGTCGTGGACACGGAGAAGCTGAGCATCGAAGAGGGCGTGGAGCGGATCGTACATCTGGCCACGAGGGGGTGAGGCCATGAGACTTGTCGATATCGGATACCACCTGCCCGAGCAGGTGCTCACGAACGAGATGCTGCAGGAGGAGGTCCCCGAGTATAACGTCAAGCGGGCCGCCTCGAAGATCGGGGTGACCCGGCGGCACGTGGCGGATGGCGAGTCGATTCTGTTCATGGCGCTGAAGGCTGCGCAGCAGGTAGTAGATCGTCACGACCTGTCACTAATTGACTATGTCATCCTGTGCACCCAGTCCTCGGAGTACCACCTGCCGAACCTGGCCTGCATCCTGCAGGAGCGCCTGGGCCTGCGGACCGACATCGGGGCCCTCGACATCAACCTCGGCTGCTCCGGCTACGTGTACGGCCTGAGCCTGGCGAATGGGCTGCTGTTCAGCAACCAGGCGAACCAGGTCCTGCTGGTGACCAGCGAAGCGTACACCCAGCATATTGCGAAGGAGGACGCCGGGAACCGCATGATCTTCGGAGACGGGGCCACGGCCACACTGGTCAGCTACAGCCTGCCGCACCCGTCGTTCGTGTTCGGCACCGACGGCCGCGGTGCGGAGAACCTGATCGTCCCGCGCTACGGGACCCTGACCATGAACGGTGCGGAGATTTTCGCTTTTACAATCCAGGAGGTCCCGAAGGCCGTCCGTGAGGTCGTTTCTCGGTACAATCTCGAACTCGATGCGGTCGATTATTTCATTTTCCACCAGGCGAACCACTACATGCTGGACCACCTGCGGCGCACGCTGAAGATCCCGCAGGAGAAGTTCTACAACGACATCCGCTACACAGGGAACACGGTCTCCTCCTCGATCCCCCTGGCCCTGCGGGACTGCATGGAACGGAGGGTCGTTTCGGTGGGGGACAAGGTGCTGCTGTGCGGCTTCGGGGTGGGATACTCCTGGGCCGCGACAATTTTGGAGGTATAACTATGGACGAGAGGATAGAGAAGTTCCTCGGAGCGTTGAGCACGGACATGCAGGAGACGATCGGTCTGGACACGGACCTGCCCGGCCTGATCGGATACGACTCGATGGCGAAGATGATGATGCTGTCGATCCTGGTGGATGAGTTCCTGGACGGGCAGGAGATCCCGGTCGAGGAGGTCCCCGGGATCATCAAAGCGATCAAGACGCCGAGGGAGCTGCTGGAGAGGTTCGGGGTCAAGACATGAACTCCGCAGAGGCCAAAGAGGCGGGCTACTACTGGGGCGCGGATCTACGCGTGCATGAAAGCTGCACGATCGCAGGCGACGTGGTGATCGGCGCGTTCACGATCATCCACCCGGACGTGATCATCGAGAAGGGCGTGGTGATCGACAGCCACTGCGTGCTCGGCTCCCCTGGCGGGAGCGAGCGGCCGCTGTGCATCGGCGAGGACTCGCTCATCCGCAGCCACTCGGTGATCCAGGGCGGCAGCGTGATCGGGCGGCGGCTCTCGACGGGCAGCCACTGCACTATACGCAGCGGCATGCGCATCGGAGAGGGATTTCAACTGGGAGGACTCTCCAGCGTCGAGGGCCGCGGCTGGATCGGGGACTACGTGAAGACGCAGACCTGCTGCCAGATCACCCCGGGGGCGACGCTGTGCGACTATGTGCAGCTGTTCGCGAACGTCCAGATGACAAACGATCCGCTGCCTCCCTCGCCCACGGAGCTGAAGCCGCAGATCGGCCTGTTCAGCTGCATCGCCTCGAACGCCCTGGTCATGCCGGGGGCCGTGGTCGCGGAGCTGTGTTTCGTCACCGCCGGGAGTGTGGTCAAGGACTGCCCGGAGCCGGGCATGGTTTACTCCGGGGATCCGGCCCGGCCGGTCATGCCGGTCCGCCGGTTCGTGCATCCGGAGTACGGGACCTGGTACGACTGGCCGCTGCGGTTCCGCTGGCCGGAGGACGTCCAGGAGCGGGTCCTGGAGCGCTACGCGGAACTGCAGAAGGAGCTGAAACTGCTGTAGACGGGGATCGAAAAATACTTTAGAATATAAACAGAATAGTAAACTGGGAGGTTTACAGATGGGACTATTTAAGAGGATCCGTGGGCTGCCGCTGTGGTGGTTTTCGGATGCAGAGACCGAGCCAGAGCCAGGCTCCGAAGAGACTACACCTGCCGAAGAAGAAAAAGAAGAACAACAGGACGACGAAGAGAAAAAGCGCATCGTGGACGAGGAGGTCGAGCAGGCCCTGAGCACGCTCAGCGAGCTGGAGGAAGGGGCCGACTCCGACGACCCGGAGGCGATCAAGGCGCTGCTGAAGCGCACGACGAAGGCGATGAAGGTCCTGGCTGACAGCAACGACAAGCTCTCCGACCTGGCCCGCAAGCGACTCCATGAGATCATGGAGAAAAAGCAAAAACTGCGGGAGATCTCCGAGCGGGACGAAGCGGCCCGGCTGAAGGAGATGAAGGACAAGGAGGAGTTCAAAAAGGCTCTTGACGAATTAGAGCCTAAATATGATATACTGAAAAAGGACGTAGCGAAGACCCGGGAGTTCTTCGAGACACGGCTCGATGAGCTGAAGGAGGAACTCCCTGTCGAGTACCACAACCTGATCCCGCAAGGGGACATTCGAGACCAGGTCAAGTGGATACAGAAGTTCCAGCAGACGGTCGTCAAGAAAGCTGCTCCTGGCTCCAGCGGCGATGACACCGACTCTGGAAAGTCAAAAACGAAAGTGGGCGGAGACGACACACCGCCAGAAGGACCGGCCGGACGGCCAGATGCGAGACGCATCGAGCAGCTCATCGACGAGTGCAAGAATGAAGCAGAACTCGAAGCGCTGCTCGCCGATTTCCGGCAACAGGGCGTCAGATAACGTCGCCGAGAAAGTCAGCAGAAATTGACAACCACAAAACTTTCTTGGAGGACGGACAACATGAAAAGGTTCTACAAAATCCCGCTAAACTGGTTCGCAGTCACGAGCACCACAAGCCTCACGGGCCTGGTGCAGACCGCCTACAGTAGAGCGGTCGAGTTCGCCTTCCAGCCCCAGCTGTTCTTCGCCCAGTTCGCGCAGTCGAAGCGGTGGACAATTCGCGAGCGAGATCCGATGCCTGGAGATACCGTGACCTTCACGATCTTCAACAACCTGACCGCGGCAACCGGAGCCCTCGCCGAGACAAGCGATCCCACTGCCGAGACGATGGGCAAGACCCAGAAATCCGTCTCCCTCGCGGAGTACGGCAAGCTGGTGACCACCACGCAGAAGATCAGGCTCCTGAGCTTCGCTGACATCGACCTGTCCGTAGGACGGGTGGTCGGCGATAACATGGGAACCTCAGTCGACCTGATCGCCCGGGCCGCCTACGACGCCCAGACCGGCAGCGCGTACATCAAGTACGCCACCGGGACAAGCGCCACGGACATCACAACCTCGCCAGGATCACTCCTGACGGCGGCCGACGTCCGGTTCGCGCGCAACAGGCTGGCTCGGAACAACGTACCTAAACCTGACGGCCGGTTCTACGTAGCCATCGTCCATCCGGACACCGTCCATGACCTCCGCGCAGAGACCGGATCCGGTGCCTGGCGCACTCCGAAGGAGTACGTCGACCCGACCGAGATCTACAACGGAGAGATCGGCGAGTTCGAGGGCTTCCGGTTCGTAGAGACCAGCAACGCCGCGTTGACCTCCGACGGAGCGAGCGGCACCGTAGACCTGTACACCTCGTACTTCCTCGGCTTCCAGTGCATCGCATACGCCGAGGGCCAGGCTCCCATGATGGGCATGAGCGGACCGTTCGACGCCCTTCAGAGACTGATGAACGTGTACTGGTACGGCCTGTTCGGGTTCGGGGAACTGAGGCCGGAGGCACTGTTCAAGGTGTACTCGGCATCGAGCGTGGGTGCGAACACCTAAAGCGGGCGCTGGAAAAAAGCGACACGAAATACAACGCAGGGGCCACGCGTCCCTGCGTTTATTTTTATTTGAGGAGAGGAAAACATGCCGAGAGAGCAGCAGAAGAAGCCCCGGGCTGAGGTAAGCCTGGGACTGTTCGTAAAGAACGAAGAGGCCACCCTGGAGACCACGCTCCAGTCCGTGGCGGACCTGGTAGACGAGGTCGTGGTTCTGGTGGACGACACGTCCACGGACCGGACGATGGACATCGCGAAGCAGTACGCACACGTCGTGGACAGCTTCACCTGGGATGACAACTTCGCCGCCGCGCGGAACCAGGTCCTGGACAAGTGCACGAAGGAGTGGGTCCTGCTGATGGACGGCCACGAGCTGCTCCATCCGAAAAGCCGCCCGGTACTGGTGGCCCTGCTGGAGCGGGTCATGCCGGGACGGGACCTGGCGGACACCGAGATCTTCTCGGCGATGATCTACATGAACCCGGAGAACGTGACCGACATCGAGAAGATCATCCCGAACATCTTCTTCCTCCAGCCGCGGCTGTTCAAAAACAACGGGAAGCACCGCTACACCGGCCGGGTCCACAACTGGCTGGCCACCGAGCAGGGCTACGACACGAAGAAGCGGCCGGTCAACGAGCTGGTGATCATCCACCAGCGGACTCCGGAGAACGCGAAGGTCCGCAAGAGTCAGCGAGCGGAGATGAACATCGAGCTGCTGAAGAAGGACATCGAGGAGAACCCGGAGGTCAGTCGCCCGTACTTCTATCTGGGCAACACCTACAACGAGCTGAACATGCACGATGAGGCCATCGAGTGGTACCTCAAGTACCTGGAGATCAGCTCCTGGAACGCCGAGAAGGCGCAGGCGTGCCTCCAGCTCGCCTCGATCTACAGCCAGCGCGAGGACTGGAAGACCACGAAGGACTGGCTGTACAAGGGGCTCGCCTTTGACTGGGAGCGGCCGGAGTTCTACATGCTGATGGGCGACATCGCCTTCGAGCACAAGCAGTGGTACGCCGCCGAGCACTGGTACCTCTGCGCGAAAGATATGAAACCGCCACTTCATGGCATGTTTCTGCACGGGCCCGCCTACTCCTACCTGCCGTACATGAAACTGGCCGCGACCTACAGCCAGGTCGGCCAGTGGTTCGAGGCGCTGAAGAATGGCGAGAAAGCGATCAGCCTCGGGGCCGCGGGCGACGAGGACAATCGCGAGCTGGGCAAGAAGATGGAGCTGTGGAAGCGGAACCTCAAGATGGACCCGACCCGCAAGAACCTGATCCTCTACGACGACACCCAGCGCTACACGTTCCTGAACGACTTCGCGAAGCGGATCGCCCAGGACCTGAACGTGGCGAAGGGCGTGCACTTCGACGTGGAGTACGCCGCCTGGGCGAACTACGTGTTCATGGAGTGGTGCCACAACAACGCCGCGGAGATGAGCCACTGGCCGAAGCCGAACGGTCAGATCCGCGTGGTCCGGCTGCACAGCTACGAGCTGTATCACCCGGACGTCATGGCGAAGATGAACTGGCGGACGATCGACGCCCTGGTGTTCGTGGCGAAGCACGTCAAGCAGCGGTTCCTGGATCTGTACGCGAACACGATCCCGCCGAGCCTGCGCCTGGAGGTGATCCCGAACGCGGTGGACGTGAACGGCTTCAGCTTTGCCAAGCGCGAGAACTCGACGAAGACCGGCATCGCCTGGGTCGGCGTGTTCACCGAGAAGAAGGGGGTGGAGCGCCTGGCCATGACGATCCGCTACTTTGCCAAGCATCACCCGGAGTACAAGTTCCTGATCCGCACGGACGTCCCGCGGAGCTATTCGATTTCCTACTTCGCGTTCATGCACGACATCCAGGGCCTGAGCAACTGGGAGATCGTGCCGCGGCAGGACTCGATGGACCGGTTCTACGAGGACTGCAAATACGTGCTGAGCACGAGCAACCTGGAGGCGTTCAGCTACATCGTGGCCGAGGGCATGGCGAAGGGCATCAAGCCGCTGATATACAACTGGTGGGGCGCGAAGGACCTGTGGCCGCACGAGTTGATCTGGGACGACTTCGAGGAGCTGGAGAAGGTACTGAGCGGCAAGTACCAGAGCGAGCGATACCGCAAATGGGTCCAGGAGCACTACGGTGTGAACAACATGGTCGCCCGGATCAAGGACCTGTTCGAGCAACTGGGAGGGCCGTTGATGAACCAGCCGCAGCCGGGCCAGAGGCCGCCGCTGGAGCTGGTGGAGGCCACCGATGGCTGAAATTATCAAGGGCATGATCAGCATCCTGATCCCGACCTACAACGAGCGAGAGGACCTGCTGCGGCAGTCGATCGAGAGCGCACTGAACCAGACCTATCCGAACATCGAGGTGATCGTCATCGACGACGGATCCACTGACAACACGCCGAACATCCTGAAGGGCTACGGCAAGGACATCGTGACGGTGCGCCGGGAGCGCGAGAGCGGCCTGCGCTCGGTGAGCCAGGCGGTCAACCTGGGCTTCGAGAAAAGCCGGGGCGCGTGGATCCACAACGACGCCGCGGACTGCTACCTTGAGCCGAACTGGGCCCAGGAGGTCATGGAGTTCATCGCCGGTCGGGAGGACACCGTCAACGGCGTGCACACCGACTTCGCCACGCACTACGTCCTGGAGAACAAGATCGAACGCTATCGCGTGCGCGACATCTACGACTTCAGCAAATCGACGTTCGAGAACTACAAGGGCAAGGAGAGCCTGGGCGGGTGGCTGTTCAAGCGAGAGAACTGGATCAAGGCCGGGCCGTGGGACGACCGGTTCCCGCGCAAGCAGACCCGGGAGTTCTTCTTGCGTATACTCCGCCTGGGGGATCTGGTATACTTACCGAGAGAGCTGTGGCACTTCATCTACCATGAGGCCGACCAGTGGAAGACGAAGGCCAGCGTGAAGTACCGCATCCTGGGAGATCTCAAAAACGGCTGGGATATCATCGGGAACACGCGGTGGGGCCTGAGCCGCCCGGAGACCGTGGACGCGGTCGTGGAAGCCTACCGGGCGTTCTTCGAGGATCCAGAGTGGGAGCCGGAGCGCACCTCCGGGCCGTGGAGGAAGAGACTGGAGCAGATACGCCAGCAAACTGACACCGAGGCCAGCGAGCCTTGGAAGGGAGTGACTGATGGCGTGGACCGATCTAAGTAGCACGCAGGAGCTGAAGCGAGACATCCCGGCGCTCCGGGACAGTGACATCACGAACGCGCAGCTGCAGCGCAACATCGACGACGCGAAGGAGATCGTCTACGACGACCTGAGCAAGTGGGTCGACTGGAGCGAGATCGAAGCGCTGGACAGCGTGCCGCGGGTGATCAACCGACTGTCCCGATATAAGTCTGCGGAGCTGACCATCGTGCGCAGCTGGCAGCATGACACCGACATCGTGGTCCCCGGAGTTCCGGAGCCCGAGGGTGTGGGCGAGATCAGCGCGGTCGTCAACTATTTCTCCGGCGAGTACCACAAGCTGCTGGGGCAGATCCGGGGAGGCGACATCCTGATCCTGGACGACAGCAACGAGGAGCTGGAGTACGACGCGTTCCGCAAGCCGGGTCTGGGCCGGGTGATCTGATGCCGGTCCAGATCAAGATCGACACGCGCGAGTGGGACAAGCTCGGCAGTCGCGTGTCGGATATCGCCAAACGTCCGGAGCACTACCGGATGTTCACCCTCATGACGAAGATCCTGGCGAAGAGCTGGTGGGGGCAGACGTTCATGGTCCAGGGGGCCCGGCGCGGCCACCGGAAGTGGCAGCCGCTCAGTCCGGCATACGCCCGCTGGAAGGCCAAAGCGAAAGGGCACAGCCGGGTCCTGTTGTTCTACGGGCACCTGATGGGCAGCGTCCAGGTCCTGGCCTCCGGGAAGGATTTCCTGGACTGGGGCACCGAGATCCCCTACGCGCACTACCACCAGGAAGGCGTTCCCGGACGGCTGCCGAAGCGGGAGTTCTTGTTCGTGACCCGGAAGGACATCGACGAGATGGAGCAGTTCATCACCCGGTTCATAAACCGGGCGCTCGGGAGGTACTGATAGATGCCAATCACGCGGAAGTACATGGAGGACACGCTCGACACGATCGTGGACTACCTGACCAACAACTTCGGGCCCCTGCTGACCACGATCAAAACCGAACGCAGCGACACAGAGACCGAGGAGCCGAAAGACATCAAGCGCGGGGTGAGCCGCAAGAACAAGTTCCCGAAGATCGAGGTGCTACCCTCCGGGACGGAGCACGACTACGCCTTCGAGACGCAGCCGTTGCTGGAGCCGTGGCTGGTCCACGGGGTGGTGCTGAGGATCACGCACATGGCGGCAAAAACGGAGCTTGTAGAGGACACGCTTTTACGATATAGTGAAACAGTGAACCGACTCCAGGAGGCGGACGACACCTTCGGAGGCGAGTTCAACTGGGTACAGCTTGGAGAGGAAGACTACTCCGAGATGCTGACGAGCCAGGAAGAACGGCAGATGATGCAGATGCTGCTGATTCCGCTGACGTGCAGGACGCTGTAGGGGAGAGACCTACTCAGAACACCTCCAGAGACGGAAACCATAAAACACGCTGGAGGTATTAAATGCCAAGTGTAAACCTAATCAAGCTAACCGCGGGACTGGAGGCGACTGCCGGAACGCCTGTATCCCGCACGAAGGTCGTTCCTATCAGCGGCATCGTGGACCTGGACCGGATGGCAAATACCGGGCCGGATCCGGCCATCGTCGGCAACAACATGTCGACGGGCGACTACATCCTGTTCGCAGACGTAGCGGGCGACATCCCCCTGGCCGTGAGGCCGAGCGGGGGCATGGGCATGCTCATCAAGTCCCTCCTGGGATCCGAGACAACTCCCGACCAGATCGGGGGGTGCATGCGCCTGAAGTACAACGGCAGCGAGCTGAGCTGTAAACTCTCCGCCAGCGGCGGGGGGAACTCGATCACCTCCTACGTGGGGGCGAAAGGGTCGGAGACGGGAGACACGAACTTCGGCTCGAACGGAGTGCTCAGCCTGACCGCAGCCGCTCAGGATACCCTGGGCGAGCTGGTGACCGTCATCGACGGCTACAGTGACTACCAGGCGGAGAAGATCTTCGGAGTCGACGGGTACGACATCAGCGGTGGGACGAACTCGATCATCTCAGTGGCCCAGGCGCAGGGGAAGGACAACTGGACCTATTTGTTCTTCGACTCGCCGGACAGCGGCTGCTACCGTCACGAGTTCATCGTAGACCTGGGGACCGGAGAGCGGCCGACCCTGACCCTGCAGAAAGACGGGTACGGGATCGACGCGAACGACGGGTTCGTGTACGCGGGCTGCGTCGTAGACAGCATCAACCTCAGCGGAGCGCTGAAGGCGATCGTGGAGGGATCCACGACCATCTACGGCTTCACCGAGGCGACGGGACAGGCGTATGAGACAGCGCTGACCCTGGAGGATCTGGAGCCGGTCATCTACTACCGGGGCGACTTCGCCCTCGGCGGTAACAACTACAACTTCACCCGCAACTTCGACGTCACCTTCGTGAATAACCATAACACCGACGGCTACGGGGGCGGAAGCCTCGACCGTCAGTACCATCAGAAGGGGATGTTCGGGGCGAACGGTACGATCCAGGTGAGGCTGGACCAGTCGAGCTTCGGGGAGAGGAACAAGATCTTCTCGAACACCGACCAGGCCGCGCTGACCCTGGAGTTCAGCTCCAAGTACATCATCAACACCGCCACCACCCAGGTGCCCGAGTTCATGCTGATCGAGATGCCCTACTGCGCCCTGACGAGCTACGAGTTCGTCGAGAACACGGGGATCATCGATGCGACGATAGGCTTCAACGCCTTGAGTCCGAAGGGGACGATCTACAACGATCCGGTAAAAATCACGCTGATCAATCAGGACCCATCAGCGTACTAAAAATCCACGGAGGTAAATCGTGGCGAAACTGAAATGGGAAGAGAAGGCGCGAGAGATCCAGCGCTCAGATCACTATGAGCTGAAGAACTTGGAAGGCGGTGTGATCGTGCGGAAGAAGTTCACCGTCGAGGCTCAAGAACAGATCGCGGCTCTGCGCGGGTCGCTGGAGTTCGGTGAGGACGGGACGCCCATCAACATCAAATCCGGCGACATCAAGAAGTTCCACACGGCGATTCTCAGAGCAGGACTGCTGGACACGAACTTCACAAACGAAAACGGGGAGGACATCGTCGTCGACGAGGACTTCATCGAGAAGCTGTTCGAGTATCCGGACCTGGAGATGGAGATCTTCTCGGCGATCACGGAGTTCAACCGCCCTTTAGCACCAGAGAGCAGCTCGAAATCCGAGACTGCACAGAATGGTTCATCAAAGGACAGAGCGACGGATTCCAACCCGGAGCCATCCTCCCCGACGGACGAGAGCCCTATCGAGAGGTGAAGCAGTGGGTACCGTTCATCGCCGAGTGCGTGACGCTACTCGACGGGGACGGTACCTACCGGAACTGGAAATACCCGGGGAGCTACAGCGAGCAGCCCTGGCTCGACATTCAAATATACTGGATCGTGCGCGGTAAATACGTAGAGATCCAGAACGAAAAGATGAAGAAAGCCTCTTCATCGACGAGGACGCGATCATCCCACGCCCGATCGCGAAAGGCACCGAGACCAGCAAGACGAACCACTCGCCGGAGGTAGGCTCATGGCCGACGCAAAAGTCAAAATTACCTTTGAAGGGCGCGACCGCGCAACGGACGACATCAAGGGCATCGATCGCAGCCTGAACAAGATGCAGGGCAGCGCCCTGAAGGGCGTGGTCAACTTTGCCAAGTTCACCGCGGCGATCATCGCGGCGAAAAAGGCGTTTGACTTCGCAAAGGACACGGCCATGATGGCCGCCCAGGCGGACCAGATCAAGGCGTCCCTGCAGTCCATGGCCGTGGCGGCCGGGACCACGGCCGATGCAGTGGTCAGCCAGATGCAGGCCATGTCCGGCGGGACGATCAACCAACTGGACATCATGGAGAGCGCCTCAAAGGCCGCCCTGCTCGGGATCCCCCTGGAGCAGCTCGGCGACCTGATGCAGGTAGCCCGAGCCTCGGCCACAGCCCTCGGGACCGACGTCGGCCAAATGTTTGACGATCTGGCAACTGGAATCGGTCGTCAGAGCAAGATGATCCTCGACAATCTGGGCATCAATATCTCAGCGAAAGAGGCGTACGACGCGTATGCTCAGACGCTCGGCAAGACCGCCGCCCAGCTGACGGACAACGAGAAGCGCCAGGGATTCCTGAACGCAGTTTTGCAGGACGGCGAGCGGATCATGAAGATGGTCGGCGAGGCCGGGTCTCAGATGACCGCCACCGAGCCGATGCAGATCTTCAAGGCCGCGATCGACGACGCG